TGGTATAAATATATTAAGTACGGATTAAAAAAATGAATATGATTTATTGGTTCTGCGGACAACCCGCATCAGGCAAAACAACATTAGCAAAAGCACTTATTGAAAAACTAGGCACAAAGCACGTGCATATTGACGGCGATAACCTTCGTGAAGTATTACAGAACTTTGATTACACTAGGGAAGGCAGGGAAAAGAACATACAATCTGTATTAGATATTGCAAGGTTTATGGATAACGAAGGCTATGATGTTATCATTAGTGTAGTTGCCCCCTATAACGAACACAGGAGGGCATTAAAGGCTTCAAATCAAATGGTTGAGGTATATGTCCACACTAGCGAAATTCGTGGCAGAGAGAAGTTTTTTGTTGCAGAATTTGAAGTTCCAACAGAAGATTATATAGATATTGATACTACACACGAATCAGTAGAAAACTGCATTATTAAAATACTAAATAACAAATCAAATGGCATGGGTTAAAAGAAACTATGGTGGACAACCAACTAAGAACAAGGATAAGAAAAGAGCGATATTCATTGGAAGGTATCAGCCTTATCATTTCGGTCATATTCAATTGATTGAACAGAAGTTACACAAAGGAGTGCCTGTTCTTATACTTATAAGGGATATTGAACCCGATGCTGGCAATCCGTTCACATCACAACAGACAAAGAATATGATATTGAAATATCACAGGGAAAGGAAACAAGATGTTGAGGTTATGATTATCCCTGACATTGAATCTGTGAACTTTGGCAGGGGTGTAGGCTATGAAGTAAACAAATATACCCCGACAGAAGAAATAGCAAACATATCGGCTACCTATATTCGTGAATCAATCAAAGCAGGGAATGGCAGTTGGCGACATCTAGTTCCCGAAGAATTACAAGAGGACATCATTAGTAATATTATGTAATATGGCAAACGAAGAAAACCTAATACCATTTAAGAAGGGGGAAAGCGGTAACCCGAATGGCAGACCAAAGAAGTTTACAACCTTACTAAAAGAAATAGGGTATAAGCAATCCGAAATCAATGATACCATACAGAATATGTTAGGTATGAATATGGAACAACTGAAAGATATAGTTCAAAGCGATGACACGACTATACTAGAAAAGACAATAGCCAATGCTCTATATCGTTCATTTAGGAAAGGTAGTTTGTATTCTATTGACACACTACTGACAAGAGTATATGGTAAACCAAAAGAACAAATCCAATTAGAAGGGGGTCTAAACCTTACAGGAGTAGAAGTCCAAATCATAAAACGTGAGCGATAAACTTGTAATAAAAGGAAGTGAAGTATACGAAAAGAATGCCTTATCCAAGAAGAAAATACGAATCAACAGAGGCGGTACTCGTAGTACAAAATCATATTCAATCTGTCAGTTAGCAGTTGTATGGTTGCTGACAGGTAGGATAGGTAATGCCTTTGATGAAAAAGGTACATTCAGCATAGTTCGTAAATTCCTACCATCATTAAGGAGTTCAACATTGAGGGACTTCATAGAAATACTAGAAGCCACAGGGTTACAAAATACAATAGATTACAACAAATCAAACTTTGAGTTTAAATACAATAACAGGATTGTTGAATTCTTTTCAGTTGACCAAGAAACAAAGTTAAGAGGCCGTAAGCGAACCCATCTATTCGTTGATGAGGCAAACGAAATAAACAAAATAGAGTGGCAACAATTACTATTTAGAACGACAGGAACTATCTTCCTAGCCTTAAACCCATCATCACCAAACCATTTTATCAAAACAGAATTAGAAGATGTACGTCAGTACACAGAAAATGATGTTGAGGTAATTGTAAGTAATTATAGGGATAACCCATTCTTACAGGATTCTGTGATTATGGAGATTGAACTATTGAAAAAGACAGACCCTGCGTTGTGGAACGTATATGGCATAGGCGAATGGGGAACGATAGAAGGCTTGATATTCAATAACTTCAATGCCTGTGAATCCATACAGGGCGAATTGTTAGGCTATGGACTTGACTTTGGTTATTCTATTGACCCGACTGCATTGGTTGAAGTAAGGAAACACGAAGGACAACTCTATGTTCAAACATTGATTTATGAACGTGGATTGACAAATCAAGATATAAGTAAACGTATGCGTGAACTTAATATCCAACAACATACCACAATCATAGCAGATAGTGCCGAGCCAAAGAGCATTGAGGAACTATACAGGGATGGATGGCGAATGATTAAGGGAGCGAACAAAGGAAAGGATAGTATTAACAATAGCATAGATATATTGAAGCGATATAAAATTAATTTTGTAGCAGAAGATATAATTGGCAAAGAAGTGCTAACTTACAAGTACCGAACTGAACGAGATGGCACATTAACAGGTCAGCCAACAGATTTATACAACCATGCCATAGATGCCCTACGTTACTTTGCCTTGAACGAATTGAAGGTTAGTAACAAAGGACTATACACTTTTAGATAAACGATAACCTAAAAAATATATTTACAATTATGTGGGATAAACTGACAGTCGGACAATTCATAAGCCTTTATGATATTGAATTAAGCGAACAACTGAATATTGTTGAAAAGCAGCAAAAGATGTTAGCCGTAGTGGAAGGAAAGAGTGAGGAAGAATACGAAACAATAAAGTATAGGCAATTAGTTCAAGATTATGCTGCAAAGTTAGAGTTCTTTAACAATGTGCCGGAATGTAAGCCTGTTGATTACCTAGTGGTAAATGGCAACAGATATAAGTTCTGTTTTGAATTAACTGAAATTACCGCAGGACAATATATTGACATCAACCATTTTAGCGGACAGATTATGCAGTTAAATAAAATTGCTGCCTGTTTCTTTCTGCGTATGAAAGGCGATAAGTATATGGAGTACGGGACTATACCACACGAAGTTGTAGCGGAAGATTTATTAGATGCTAGATTTGTGGATGTTTATGGTTGTATGCTTTTTTTTTATCAATTATTCAAGGAATTAATAAGCGATACCATAACCTCTTCAAACCTGACGGAAGAAACGAGAGCGGCACTACTTCGTTTATGGAACGATGGGGTTGGGTTCATTCCACAAAAGAAATAGCGGACTTTGAAAATATTACGCTGACAGAAGCCTACAAGTTACCTGTCATACACTATTTGAATAGTCTAGCATATTTAAAAGATTATAATAAACATAAAGAAGCATTATATAAACAATGGGAGTTGCGACACAGGAACAAGTAGATGCCTTATTCAATATAGGTGGCAGAAGGCTCAAAGAAAATGAGTACATTGTTGAAGTAGAAAATGCTTTACAACAGAATGTCAAATCTATATTGGATAGATTAGGTATTGACCTTGTCGCTAGACTTGAACAATTAGTTCCACAGGCTTCGGGCAGATTGGTTAGTTCAATAGCAGTTATCGGTGCGAAAGAAAAGAGTGGAGTATGGAGATTAGAGATTGGATTCGGTGATGCAAATTATACAGATTTCATTGATAAGGGTGTGAAGGGTGTAGCAGGTAACCCAAAAAATAAAATGTTCTATAAGAACGCTGATGGTAAATATTATCAGTTCAAAACTTATGGTATGCCGCCAGAGGCACTAGCAAACCTAGAAGGATGGGCAAAAAGAAAGAACATAGAATTAAAAGCCACTAACCTAATTGAAAACACAGAAGGGAAAAGAAGAAAGAAATTAAAACAGATTACAAGTCCTGCTAGTAGATTAGCATATTACATTAAGAAATATGGTATTGAAGGTACGAACTTTAAACAAAGAGCAGTTGATGATGTTACACCATTCTATATAACAGAACTTGAAGAAGTAGGTGCTAACTCATTGATTTTAAAAGTAACTAAAAAATGATAACATTAGTACAACCTACACCAAGCATACTGCCTACATTCAACAGGATATTATACAGGATATCAAGCACGAATGCAAACGAAACAGGCTTTAAGTATGTTGTGAAAGTATATAACATTAGCAACGAATTGATAGCGACTGCCTATTATGATAGTCCTGCGAATCCTGCTGATGAAGTTGAATTTGATATAAGTAAGTTAGTATCAGCATATTATAATTTTACGAATGGCTTTTACCAAAGTGGAACATCATCAAATAGTGCAGGTATTATATTCCCATTCTATATCAAGTGTTATGAATACTATATGCTGAATGATGAATATGTAATTGTACTGAACACAGAAGTTGTATCAACAACTAAATACGGACTTGCGGCTGCGTTACCATTACTAGAATTAAAGAATTGGTATGCTAACTTTGGCCAATATAATGGCAGTAGCACAACCATATACAAACCATTAACAGATTGGACAATAATGAAATGTAGAAGCACAGATTCACAAATCATAGGCTTTTACAATGATGGAAAGGTTACTAACCTAGAATTGTTGGTTACATATGCCAACGGAAGCACATCAACTTTCTATATCACTCCAACTGCACCTGTCGGTAATATGATTTCTTATTTCAAAGTTACACCATTGACTTATGGTGGAACAACAGATAACATCCAAATCTTTGTGAATTGGGCGAATGGTGGAGCAAGGAGATATGCAATAGGAACTATCTATGTGCAATCCTGTGGTAAATACGAACCAATAAGGATAGCCTATCTGAATCAGTATGGCACTTATGACTTTTTCAACTTTGATTTAGTTAGCAAGACAAGTTTTGATATAGAAAAGAAAGGGTATCAAAAGGATTATTCAGGCGATATCTACAATGCAGACAATATAATAGTTAAGAATACAAATCCTATATACTATACCAAAGAAACACAAAAGTATAAGTTAAATAGCGACTACCTCACAGACGCACAAAGCGTCCTTATAAGACAACTTTATAACTCACCGCTAGTTTATATGAACCTAGTGAATGACACACAAATTACCCCATCGTGGATTCCTGTAAAGCCTATTGCCAATAGTTATGAATTAAAGCAAAGCATTAGCGATAAGTTATTTAATTTGGAAATAGATGTTGAATTTGGTTTAGTAAACACAAGACAATCTGTATAGAATGGGTGCAAAGTTATATTTAGAAACATACGAAGTTGATACATTAGGCGATATAGATGTAGATTTTACATATTCTATTGCCGATATTACTGATATTGAACGCAGAAGCACATCCTATTCTAAAACAATAGTATTGCCTTCAACAACTAGAAATCAAAAGATATTCGGTAACATATTTGATATATCAGTAGAAAACGATTATGATGAGAATGATAGGAACGTACTATCTAACTTCAATCCATCCAAACAGGCGAAGGCACAAATATTCCTAGACAACGTAAAGATATTTGATGGGGTATTAAGGCTAATTAAGATTAACAACAAAAACGGAGATATAACCTATGAAACAAACGTATTCGGCAGGTTGAGGGATATATTACACACATTAGGCGACAAGACACTAGCCGATTTGAACTTTACGGACTATGACCATACGTGGAATAACAATACAATAGCACAAAGTTGGAACAGAACAGAATGGGTAGATGGTGCAAATAATTATGTATATCCTTTGGTTGATTATGGTTACACATTAGATAGCGTTACATACCCATTAGTTAGTTTCAAACCTGCGGTATTTATTCGTGAGATATTGAAAAGAATATTTGCAGAAAGCGGTTTTGAAATTCGTGCACCATTCTTTGATACTCAATACTTTAAGAAATTAATTCTAGTAACTGCTGAAAAGTCAATTACTAAACAAGTTAGCACATTACTTAATCAAACATCAGGCTTTGAAGAAAGCATAGGTAATGTGAGCCTATGGAATCAGTTAATCAGTTTCACAAGTGTAGCAGCAGAAGGGTTTACAATTAGTAATGGTGGAACGAGATTTACATGGAATAGAGCACAGACATTGAATACAGGTGTAAACTTTAATCACAGAATACATCTAGTTGCACTAGAACCCGGAACGGCAGTTGTATGGGTTATGCGTGTTAAGAAAAATGGTGGAACAATTATTTCAAATTCTAGGACTGTCTATTTTAGCGGTAGTTACCAAAGTTATTATTGGGATTGGGCAGCGACTTGGGCAGGTGATATAGCACAGAATGATTATTTTGAGGTACAAATAGAGGCACAACAAATTGGTGCATTAATTTTCCCATACACAAATCCATACATTGACACATTACTAATCTGTATGGATGCTAACCTTGTTATCGGTAATACTGTACCTGTTGCGGTTGATTTGACAGAAGGCGATACTATGAAGATATCTTATACGTTGCCAAAGTCAATGAAACAAAGGGATTTTCTAAAAAGCATTATCACAATGCACAACTTGTATATACTACAAGATAAATTACAAGACAACGTATTAGAAATTATACCTTATCCTTTATTCTATAAAGCGTATAAGGATGAAGCATTAGATTGGACAAATAAACTTGATGTCAGTCAAGATGTGGCTATTTTACCGACAAGCGAAATAACTGCCAAAGAATATAGAATACAATTTGATGATGACAATGATTATTGGGGTCAGTTTTATAAAGCAAAATATAACGAGGGGTATGGAGAAAGCAGAATAATATTAGATAATGACTTTGAGTTAGATACACAAACATTGAAAGTAATATTTGGAGCACCTGTTATGCGTGAGGAAGTACAGGGTAGAATTATGCTTCACTTATACAAAGTTGAAAACGGAGTTAAGGTCAAAGATAATTTCAAACCTAGAATAGCATATTGGAAACCAGAAGTACAATGTCCTACTATGTGGACTATGTCATACAATGCAGGTTCATCATCCTATTCAGCCTATCCATATGCAGGGCACTTGAACGACCCGACTGACCCTGTTGCAGATTTATTATTCGGTACTCCAAAGGAAGTATATTTTAGTATATCTGTATATCCAGGAGCAAACTTGTATGGTGCTTATTATGAACCACTTATATCATTGATTGGCGATAAAGATAGTAGGGTACTTCAAGGTAATTTCTATCTCACTCCACAGGATATTATGGATTTAGATTTTAGAAAGATAATAAAAGTAGGAAAGCATTTCTATCAATTACAAAAGGTAGATAGGTTCAATCCAATAGCCAATACTACTTCTTATGTATCTTTATTTAAAATACTCAAAGATTTACAACCAACAGACTACGACTTCATACTTCTTGAAACTGACTTCTATATGTTACAAGAAAACGGGGTAAGTAGATTTTATATTTAAAGATATGGCAGATAAAAGGATAAGTCAGTTAGTAGAAAGGGTAACACTCGCAAACAATGATGTGTTCCCTATCGTTGCTTCGGGGGCAACCACAACTAACAAAGTAACATTACAGACTATTGATGATTACATGCAAACCAATTTGGATTTTGGAGTTACTTCGGTAGCCATATCCGTTCCAACAGGTTTAAGTGTAACAGGAACTCCCGTAACATCAACAGGAACTTTTGTTGTAACCTTTACGGCAGGTTATTCTATACCTACAAATGCAAAACAAACAGAATGGGACACAGCCTATAATTTAAGAATTACAAGTGCTACTGCTCCGTTAGGTATTGCTAGTAATGTTATATCTATCACACAATCAGGTGCTTCAAGTAATGGTTATTTAAGTTCAACCGATTGGAATACTTTCAATAGCAAACAGAACGCATTAACTTTCGGTAACTTAACAGAAGATACAAGTTCTGTATTAACTATAACAGGTGGAACAGGCTCTGTAATTGGTAGCGGTACAACTATACAAGTTAAACAAGCAACTAGCAGTCAAGATGGATTTTTAGATTCAGCAGATTGGACAACATTCAATAATAAACAAAACGCATTAAGCGGAACAGGTATTGTAAAAAGTACAGGTGGTACAATTACATACCTAACTGATAATACAAGTAATTGGGATTCAGCATATAATGATAAGATTAATAGTGCATCCGTAACAGGAACAACGACTAAAACACTTACACTCAATCAACAGGATGGTGGAACTATCACAACTACTTGGACTGATTTAGATACAGGGACTGTCACTTCTGTTGGTGTTTCTATGCCATCAGCGTTTAGTGTAGCCAATAGTCCTATCACTTCTAGTGGAACAATATCCATAACAGGAGCAGGGACTATCAGTCAGTACATTGATGGAACAGGTGCTTTACAAACATTCCCATCACTAATAGCACAGGCTACAAATTTAGTTCGTGAAGTTTATAATAATAGCGGAGCGACAATGACAAAAGGGACTGTCGTTTATATAAATGGCGGTCAAGGTAATTTACCAACCATAGCGAAAGCATTAGCAACAGGTGATTCAACTTCTGCACAAACATACGGAGTTGTACAGAATAGCATAGGTAATATGTCAAATGGCTACATAGTTGTTGTAGGCGATTTGATAGATATGGACACACAGGCTTTCGTTGAAGGAACGCAATTATATTTAAGTCCAACTACGGCAGGTGAATATACAAGTACAAAACAATATGCTCCTAATCATTTAGTATATGTTGGAATTGTAACTAGAAGCCATCCAACGCAAGGTATTATTGCAGTTAAGATACAGAACGGATATGAAATGGATGAACTCCATAATGTATCTGCTCAAAGTCCTAACAATAATGATATCCTTCAATATAAAACTGCCACAGGATTATGGACTAAAACGGCAGGAACTACATCTAATATAGCGGAAGGTTCAAATCTATACTATACAGATGCTAGGTCAAGGGCAGCCATTAGCGAATCTGTTACAGGTTTAGATTATAATAGTTCAACAGGTGTGCTATCTACTACAACAGGATATGCTATACCAACTACGGCTAGTCAAACAAATTGGGATGCGGCATATAATGACAAAATAAATAGTGCAGCAGTATCAGGTACTACGACAAAGACATTGACATTAACGCAACAAGATGGCGGTACAATTACTGCTTCATGGACAGATATAAATACCGATGCGGTTAGTTCTGTATTCGGTAGAACAGGAGCAGTTGTCGCAACAAGTGGAGATTATAATACAGACCAAGTAACAGAAGGTTCGTCAAACCTTTACTTTACTAATGCTAGGTCTAGGTCAAGCATTACCTTGACTACCACAGGAACAAGCGGTGTAGCGACTTATAATAGCACCACAGGAGCATTAAATATTCCTAACTATACTTACACATTACCAACTGCTAGTACAAGTGTATTAGGTGGTGTAAAAGTTGATGGAACTACAATTACAATCAATGGTAGCGGTGTAATATCTGGTGCAAATACATATACATTACCTGTTGCAACTGCATCTGTTTTGGGTGGAGTTAAAATTGGTACAGGTGTAAACGTAGATGTCAATGGTGTTATAAGTGTTTCAACAAACTATCAAGCACCTATAACACTAACTACAACAGGTTCAAGCGGTGCTGCAACATTAGTTGGTAGTACACTAAATATTCCAAACTATTCTTTTTCAGAAACAGATACTTTACAAAGTGTAATATTAAGAAATGGTACAACAAACACAGGATTTGTAATTGAAAATGGTAATAGTACTTATAGTACTCCTGCTAGTACAAATGTTCCTGTTATTTATATGCACAATACAAGTTCTAATGCTAACGCTCATGCAGTTTTATCATTGAGAACATTAGGCCCAACAGGTGGTGACCCATTCATTTCACTTGATATTAATGGAGTATTAGGTTGGTCAGTTGGTGTAGATAACTCCGATGGAGATAAATTTAAGATTGGTAAAAGTTGGGCAGAAGTAGGAACTAATACTTATTTTACAATTGATACAAGTGGTAACTCTGCTTTTAGTAATAGTGTAACCATACAAAATGGTGATTTAACTATTAAGAATACTTCATTTGGTGGTACTTTGTATTTAGAGGCAGCAGATACAACAGACAAATGGTTGTTATATCATTACAATCCTGACAAAACATTAAGATTTAATTATAATGGTGCAGGAGGAGATGAATTTATAATGAATACAAATGGTGCTACAACTTTTTCAAATAGTGTTACTGCATCATCTCTAATCAAATCAGGTGGTACATCTAGTCAATTTTTAAAAGCAGATGGTTCTGTTGATTCAAATACTTATTTAACATCATACACAGAAACTGATACATTACAGACTGTTACCAATCGTGGTAGTAGCAGTACAAATGCTTTATTTTTAAGTAATGGGACTCCATTTACATTTACTGCTAATGGTGCAACAGGAACATATAATCAAACTACTCTTTATGTTAATCAAAATAACACATCAGGTGCAACTGCAAATGGAATATTTCTTGAAAGAGGTAGATTAACAGATTCTGGTAGTGCAGAAGTTAGGCAGTTTGTAATTGGTGCAAGAGGTGGTCAAATACAATGGAGATTAGATGGTGTTGGTAATACTGAGCAATCTGGTGGTATAACCACAGGTGGTAACATAATTGCAAATAGCGGTAGAATTCTAGCACAGACAGGTGGTAATAATACATATGGTGTGTTTAGTGGTTATGGTGCTAATAGTAATCATATGATGGTAAGCAGGGCAGATATTACAGGCCCAACTGCAACTCCAACATTTTCAGCAGGACATCAAATGTGTTTTGTTGAATACGCAGGGCCTAATGATACAGAAGGTTGGTTTTTCAAAACATCTGCAACAACTAACTATACAGAAGTAGCAAGAATAACAAGGGCAGGTATTAATTGGAATGGTTATACAGTATGGCATTCAGGTAATGATGGAAGTGGTAGTGGTCTAGATGCTGACTTACTTGATGGTAGAGATAGTGGTGGATATATGACACAATTACAAGGTGGATTTGAATTTCAAACAGGTTCTTATACAGGTTGGTACAAAATAGCAAGAAGTAGTGAAGCAGGTGGTGGTGCAGGTTTAAGGGGTGGATTCAAAATAATAGTAGCAGCAACAGGTAATTATTTAACTCCTACACAAGATGTTATCACAGGATTTAAAGATTGGACTACTACGGCAGTAATTACAAGTATAGAATGTGGTAATAATAGTATATTTCAAGATTACAGAATTACATATGATTCAAACTATTCATATTTAGAAGGATATGTAAGTTATTATTTTGGTGGTAGTCAAAGTATATATATATCATCATTGGTGCATGGATTAAATGGTTTGACATGGACTCCATATACAGGGACAGTACAAGCAAGTAGCACATCAAGTGGTGCAGTATCTATTGGTAAAGTTGGCACAGGATTGGTAGTTCCATATCTAAGAAGCGGTGGTGGTATATTTACAGGAATAACTGAATTTTCAGGTGTAGCAGGAGATGAAGTAGGATTAGTAAGAATAACAAATACACAAAGTGGTAATGGTATTCATTTCCCTGCACTACAAGTTATTAATGTAAATGGTAATCATAGTTACGGAATTGTAGCAGAATTTAGAGTGAGTAATGTTGATACAGGAGATAGACCTAGTATTTTATTCAGTAGAGCAAGTGGACCAAATTGGGCAATAGGAATGGGTGCATTTTCAGGTAGCAGTGATAGATTTGGTATTGGTTATAAATCAACATATTTATTAGATTCATGGCCAAGTATGAGAATGGATATGGATACATCAGGTAATGTAACATTTTCAGGAGATGTAACTGCATTTTCAGATGCTAGATTGAAAACAGATGTACAAGTTATTGATAATGCTATTGAAAAAGTAAAACAAATTAGAGGTGTAACTTTCAAGAGAAATGATGAGATTGACCACAATGTAGGTAGAAAACATACAGGAGTTATAGCACAAGAAGTACTAAATGTTTTACCAGAAGTAGTGTCTATGAGTGATACAGGTATGTACAATGTTGCATATGGTAATATGGTTGGTTTATTAGTTGAGGCTATTAAAGAGCAACAAAAAGAAATTGATGAACTTAAAAAACAGATAGCATAATGCCATTACCAAGTTCAGGAGCACTAGGAATACAAACAATAGCATCAACAGGTGGCACAAATGCTGTTGGTGTAGTTACTCCAAACTCATTATATCAATTAAATGTTTTAGCAGGATTGCAATATAATTTTGGGAGTAAAATAAGTAATTTTTATAGTTATGGTGGATATGGGTATAGATATGGAAGTCCTGATACTTTATATGATATTGGTTTAAGTAGTAGATATTCAACAGGTTCAAGTAATATTATAGATACAAGCGGGAATAATAGAAACGCTACGTTTGTTACAGGAACAAATAATGGCACACCTGCTAATATAACAGGATTAACGAGTACATTTCCTGGGAATATTGCGACACAAACAAGTAATCAAAGGTCTATAAGATTAGATGATTACACAAAATATGCAGGTAATACAACATTCACTTGGATTGCATGGTTTAAGGTTACAAGTTTTTCTACGAGTTATAATGGTATAGTTGCTTGTGAAGGTAGAAGTGGTTCAACACCAATAGGTCATTCACTATATATTAATAATATTGGTAACTATAATATAGTGTATGAAAGATGGAATGGAACATCAGGGTCATCTAATGCTATCATTCTTCCTTTTAACTCTGGCGGTGCACCTGCTTTTCAATTGAATAAATGGTATTTGGCTATGATTAGTTATAGCAGCACATATTATCATATGTATTTGAGGGGTGCAGATTGGAATGCGACCTATGGGACTAATGGTGGATTTGTATCAACGAGTGTATCAACATCTGCAAGTTGGAGTTGTTTCGCAGGATTGAGATATAATAATTGGATTGATGGGCATATAGGATATGTAGCAACTTATTCAAGTTTATTTTCAGGATTAGAATTTAATAGTATTTGGGATAGAACACAGAAACGATACGTTTAATAAAAAATAATATATAACTTTATAAAAATTAAAAAAAATGAAACAAATAGAAGCAGTATCAATTTGGTACGATGGTAGCCTAAAAGATGCTACGTTATTGGATATTACAGTAAATAGAATTAATCTTGGTATTTCTGCACAGATTAGTTTTAGAATGTATTTCGCACATGAAACAGACCCATCATATCCTGCTATTCAATTAACTGATGGTAGTTTAACAATGGAAGGAGAAGATTATTCTAATTGGGGTTCTGATGATAATTATGTATGGGATTGGGTTACTAATAAATTGAATTTAGTAATTATTTAATAATCATAAAAAACAAAAACTATGGATTTTAACAAACCAATGAAAGCGTTAAATGGAGTTTCAGCAAAAGATGGACAAGGTAATGATATTACACTTGGAAACATACTTGCTCAACAATTAGTCAGTGGAAGTAAAGGAGATGCAGTAAAGTTCTACGGATGGGCATTAAAATTGCACGAAGGTAAAGAACTTGATATTGACAAGTCCGACAAACAAACATTGAAAGATTTTATTACAAACAATGAGCAGTTGACTATTCTAGCGAAAGCACAATTGCTTGAATTATTTGATTAATGGCAGAAAATAGTTTAATACTTGATGTAGATGTAAAACCCTTAAAGTCCCAACTTAAAGAAGCGACTGTTTCATTACAGGCTGCTAGACAAAAGTTCGGTGAGTTTAGTACGGAAGCGATACAGGCTGCTGAAAAAGTTGCGGCTATCAAAGATGAGATAGAAGCAGCAGGTGAACAAGCAGCATTGTTTGACCCCGGAAAGCGTTTTCAAGCATTAACTACGGCAGCGAGTACGGCTGCGGCAGGTATTTCTGCGGTATCAGGTGCTATGGCATTGTTTGGCAGTCAAAGTGATGATGTAGCCAAAACTTTGCAGAAAGTACAAGGTGCTATGGCATTATCACAAGGTCTTTCTCAATTAAAAGACATTGGAAAAGTAGGCGAACAACTAAAAATTTCTTTCAAAGGACTTACCGCAGGTGCGGAAGGATTTAAGAAAGCACTTATCTCTACGGGGATAGGTGCATTAGTTGTTGCCGTTGGTTTACTTGTTGCCTATTGGGATGATATAAAGGCAGCAGTAGGCGGTGTTAGTAAGGAGCAGAAAAAACTAAATGAAAGTTCCAAAGAAAACTTAAAAACACAGGAAGATAAATTAGATGCGATAGATGGGCAATCTAATCAACTGAAACTGCAAGGTAAAAGTGAAAAGGATATTCTAAATATCAAGATTAAACAAAGTGATGAGGCGATTAAGGCTGCTGAAATCAATTTGCAAAATGCAAAAGCCACAAAAGATGCACAGGTAAAAGCAGCACAAAGGAACAAAGAAATATTACAGGGTATTATTACCTTCCTATCAGCACCTTTGGTTGCCGTATTGGCAATGATTGACCAAGTTGGTAAGGCATTAGGTAAAAACTTTGGATTAGCAGAAGGCTTCACAGGTGGTATAGCGAAGATGGTATTTGACCCAGAAGAAACTGCGAAAGAAGGGGATGCTACAATTAAGGAAGCAGAAGCAAGTTTGAATAAACTAAAAGAAAAAAGAGCAGGATTTCAATTAGCAATACAAGGAATTGATAAAACTGCGGCAGATAAAACAAAAGCAGATAAAGAAAAACAAGATGCCAAAGAATTAGAAGCACAAAAAATACTTCAAGAGGCTAAAAATAAACTACTAGACAAACAAAAACAAGAAGAAGCGGCTATTGAGGAAGCCTATAAAGAAAAATTTAAGAAATTAAAAGAGGCAGGTATAAAGGATGATGGTAGTTTAGAGGCTGCTAGACAAAAAGAATTGTCAGATGTTAGAGAAAAATATGCAAAAGAGGAAGCAGAAAAGCAATTAGCATTTGATAAAGAGTTAAATAAGGCACGAACAGAGGCTAGATTGTCCGCTATAAAGGATGAAAACGAAAGAGCAAAGCAAGAATTATTGGCTAACTACCAACAACAATATGCAGATATTGATGCTAATGAAAAATATACGGCTGAACAGAAGTTAGCACTAAAAAAAGCACTACAACAAAAGGAAAATACTGAATTAGATTTACTTGAAAATCAAAGAAAAGCACAAAAGTTCAATCAAGATGTTGCTGATTTGGATTATCAAATGAAACAATCTGAATTTCAGTTCAATATACAAAAGGATTTAGCCGCTAAAAAGTTAGCACTAGCCAAAACCGAGTTTGAAAATGGTAGAATGAGCCAAACAGAATATACCAATTTCTTACGTGCTAATGCAGAAGAACAAAAAAAGATTGATGAGGCTAGTGTACAGGCTAAAATGCAGGTTGCTCAACAAGTAGCAGGTATTTTAAGTTCTATGTCCGACCTAGCAGGGAAAGATACGGCAGCAGGTAAGGGTTTGGCGATTGCGGCTGCTACAATTAACACATATACAGGTGCGACACAGGCTTTGAATAGTAAAGTTCCCGCTCCCGAACCATTGGCAACTATTATCCGTATAGCACAAGCAGGTGTAATTATTGCTAGTGGTATTAAATCTATTCGTGAAATAGCCAAAACAAAAGTTCCGAGTGGTGGTGGAGCATCAGCACCTAGTATTAGCACAACTGCACCTGCAACTGCATCAGCAGTACCGACTTTGGGAAGCAGTCCTGTAACGGCAATAGCCAATGTTATGCAGAATCAAAAGCCAATTAGGGCATTTGTAGTAGAAAGTGAGGTAACAGGAACACAAAGAAGGGTAGCCGATATTGAACGTAGGGCAGGATTTTAATATTTATAACTATGAAAGTGAAATTACCTATATATAAAATGCGTATTTCCGACACTATTGAGGGTGAGGAAGAAGTTGATTACGTAGCATTGGTGGAATATCCTGCTATACAGAAAAATTTTATAGCATTTAAGGAAGATAAAGAAGATTTTGAATCATACGCTGACTATCCAGATGGTGTTAAGAATAACGCAAAAAGGGTTTTAGAGTATGCAGAAAAGAATGGATGGGGTTCTTGCGGTACTCCTGTTGGGAAACAAAGAGCAAATCAACTCGCTAGTGGCGAAGCCATATCCCTAGAAACTATCAAAAGGATGTATTCTTATTTGAGCAGACACGAAGCAGACCTGAATTCATCTAAAAGTTATGGTGATGGGTGTGGTAAGTTGATGTATGATGCATGGGGTGGTAAGGCTGCATTGGGTTGGAGTAGAAATAAATTAAGACAATTAGGAGAATTACAGGGAAATAGCATCCATAATAGGTTCGCTATACAAGATGAGGAACAAAAAATTGTTACAGGTCCATTGATGATTGCCGATTTACCTATATATCGTAGGGATGAAGATGCTGAATACTATGTTGTATTTAGTGCAGAAGAAATAATGAAGATTGTACAAAGGTTTTTCAAGAAAGGCTATCAGGGTAAAGTTAATTTAGAGCATAGCAAACCCGTTGAGGGAGTGTATATGTACGAAAGTTATATCATTGATAGAGAAAAAGGTGTTATGCCACCAAAGGGATTTGAAGATGTGGCCGATGGTAGTTGGTTTGGAACTTTCAAGGTGGATAATGAAAAGATTTGGGAAATGGTAAAGGAAGGTACATTCAAAGGATTTAGTGTTGAGGGGATGTTTAGATACGAAAAAACAAATGAAACAATAACAGAAGAAGAAATTATGATGTCTAAAATCATAAATATTTTATCACAAATTGAACACTAATTAAAATTTAATATTTACAATTATGAACGCAAAAGAAGCATTACAAGAAATCAAAAATTTGCTATTCACAGAGAATAGTAAACAAAAGTTTGCCTTAACAGATGGCAAATTGGAAGATGGAACTGCTGTCAAATACGATTTAGAGAGTGGCGAAATCTATGTGGTTGGTCAAGATGGGGCGAATATGCCTGCACCTGTTGGCGAACACAAACTTGAATCAGGCGAGGTAATCGTTGTGGTTGAAGAAGGTAAAATCGCAGAAGTTAAAAAGGCTGAAAGCGAACCAAAAGTAGAAGTTGAGGTTGAGGCTGCAAAAGAAGATGCTCCTGCCGAAGATGAAAAGCCAAAGATTGACGAGCAAATGTCTGCTATGGAAGAAAAATATGCAGCACTTGAAAAGAAAGTTGAGGAAATGGCTAAAAAATTAGAGGAAATGGGTAATAAAGAAGAAAAAATGAGTGAGGCAATCAAATTGTCTGCACAAGTTTTGGAAACTTTGGCAACTGAACCATCGGCTGACCCAATTCAAAAGCCTAATACTTTTTATAAAGAAGTTAAAGACGCTAAACAACAACAATTTAATAAATTACAACAAGTATTTCAAAATTTAAAAACAAAATAATATGGCATTAGATTTAACAGCACTTACGAACTACGTAGAAGAAAATGCCCAGCAACTAACTGCGGCTGCTATTTTCAGTGCGAAAACTGCTTCTTTGATTGAAGCGAAAGGTAATGTACAAGTAGGTATCAAATCAGCAGAAACTATCAACGTATTGACTACCGATGCGGTATTCCAAGCGGGTGGAACTTGCGGATTTAATGCTAGTGGTACAACTACTATCACACAAAGACAAATTACAGTAGGTAAAATCAAAGTACAAGAGGCTATCTGCCCTAAAACTTTTGAAGCGAAGTATACTCAAAAGGCTTTAAGAGTTGGTTCTACTTATGATTATATGGCATACGCAACTGATTTCACTAATCAAAAAGTTCAAAGAATTGGTGCGGCTCTTGAAACTGCGATTTGGCAAGGCGACACGACTAGTGTTAATGGTCAATTGAACAAATTCAATGGTTTTGCAACTATTATCAATGCTCTTGGTTTCGGTGGTGCGGGCGACCCAATCAACGGAAACGTAAGTGCTTTGACTACTTTGACTAAATCTAACGTAAGACAAGCACTTGATGACATTTTCTTGTCAATCCCTGCTGCTCTTTTGGATAAGGATGATTTTGTTATCTTCTGTGGTAACGATACATTCCGCGAATATGTAGTAGCACTTCGTGAGGCTAACTTGTTCCACTACTCTGTTGATGCTGCAAATATGGAGATTGTAATTGCAGGTACAAACATCAAATTGATTGGTGTGAATGGTTTGAACGGAACTGACTATATGGTTGGTATCTGTATGAGCAATATGTACTTGGGTACAGATATGTTGAATGAGCAAGATAAGTTTGAGTTGTTCTATGCAAAAGAGGCAGACGAAATGAGATTCGTAGTAGAATTCAAATTAGGTTGTCAAGTGGCATTCACAGATGAGATTGTATTCTGGAAGAAATCAGCATAGTAGAAAAAAATATGGGTGGGGATAAAACTCCACCCTTTAACTAAATAAATTTATCAATATGGCATGTGCATTAACACAAGGTTACACCCTTGATTGTAAAGATAGCGTAGGAGGTTTAACTGCCGTTTACTTCGCTCCATGGGAAGATTTAGGGACTGTCACTCAGGCGAGTGGTGTAGTTACTACTTTGACTATGGATGTAGGTAAAAAATTCTACAAATATGAACTTGTAAAAGAAAGTTCTAACTTTGCAGAAGCAGTAAATACCAATGTACAGAATGGTACAGTATTCTACACTCAAACATTAGAAGTAATTCTAAATAAATTGCAAGTAAACACTAGAAATGAAATCTTGCTTTTGGCTAAAAATAGATTAGCAGTAATCGCAACAGATAACAACGGAGATAATTGGTTCTTGGGAGTTGCGTATGGTTTGGATTTGACAGGTGGCGGTAGTGCGACAGGTACTGCATTCGGTGACAGAAGTGGTTATACACTAACTTTCACAGGAAATGAGAAAGAATTAGCACCGAAAGTAACTGCGGCTATACCTATTGTTTAGGATTTGGTTTGTTTACATATGGTTTTTTGAAATTAGGCACTCTTTTGGGTGCCTTTTTTTATACAAGTACTTATTTATTATATTTACTATTATGATTAGACTTACAAAAAATGTTACAGGGTACATATATTTGAGTTTACAGGACAAAAGATTAACTTCAAGTGATTCCTATACCATATTATTTGTAAACGAAGTGACTAACGAACAGGTCAGTTTGACTTTGACAGATGTTAGTGCCTTTAAAACAAGATATTCAAAGTTCCAAGTATTGAATACTGCGTTCAATACAAAGACAATAGGGTTTTGGAGATATTATGTTACACAAGCAGGAAGCGGTGCAACGATTATAGCAACAGGTAAATTTGAATTAGTAGATACCAATTTAAGTGATACAGATGTCATTAGATACAATGGGTATAATGGCTCATATAAAACATATACAGTATGATTAAATTCTTAAAGTTTGACCAAGTGCCATTGCCAGTTTATAAAGAAGTGAAGGGCAAGGATTGGATTTATTACGGAGAAAAAAACGATTATCCAGATTATTTATTGCGTTTATACAACAATAGTGCTAAACACAATGCAATCATTACAGGCAAGGTGGATTATATCTGCGGTAATGGATGGGAAGTTAAGTCCGAAGATGAAATGGCAAAGGCGAAAGCCTATTCTGTTGTTGATAAGGTTAATACCAAAGGGGAAAGCCTAACTGACTTGACTAAAAAAATGGCTACTGACTTATCTATATTCGGTGGTTACTACTTACAAGTTATTTGGAGCAAAGGCACAGGAGAGATTGCTGAACTATATCATTTGGATTATTACAAGGTTAGAACTAATTCTATCAATAATTCATATTTCGTGGCTGATGATTGGATTAAAAATGGACAGGTAAACCCTAGACCGAACTATCTAGAATATCCAAAGTTTGATGAAAACAATAGAAAAGGCAGTCAAATTCTATATTTTAAGGAATATAGAGCAGGTTGTAATATTTATTCGCTTCCTGACTATCGTGGTGCTATTTCTTATATAGAACTTGATATTTGTATAGGCGAATACCATTTGAATAGTATCAACAATGGAATGTTCAGTTCTAAACTTATAAACCTTAATGGTGGTAGGGTTAGTGAGGAAGAAGAAAACAGGATTGAAAAACTATTTAAAGACAAATTTAGCGGCTCAAAGAATGCGGGTAAGTTTATGTTAGCCTTCAACGATAGCAAGGAAAATGAGCCATCTATAATTGATTTAAGCGGTACTGAACTTGACAAGCACTTTGACCTATTGAACAAAAGTGTGCAACAAGAGATATTTAGCGGTCATAAGGTTACAAGTCCTATGCTATTCGGTATCAAAACAGAAGGCCAATTAGGTGGAAGGGCAGAATTACGTGAGGCTAGTGAGTTATTTCAAAATACATACATCAATGCCAAGCAAAAGGAGATAGAACAAGTTATCAACTATCTATATTCTTTCAATGATATTACGGCTGAAATGCTTTTAAACAAAACTGAACCTATTTCATTCCAATTCGGTGAGGCTATCATTAGTCAAAATATGACACAGGATGAAATTAGAGAGAAGTTAAGTTTACCAATGATTGAAAAACAAGAAACTGATGCTAGTCAAAACCTTATTAATTCACTTAATTCATTGAATCCTACACTATTACAGAAAGTGTTAGAAAATATGAACCAAGATGAGTTGAGAAGTTTAGTTGGATTAACTCCACAAGTACAAGAACAAGCGGTTGTTACACCTGTTCCAACAGAAACAATGGCGATTTCATGTAGCCATACTAAAAATGACCACGAAATACTAGCATTATTTGAAGGCAAAGGTTTACCACAAGAAAACTATATCCAATTACAACAAGACAGAATGTTTTTTAGCGATATGGATGAGTTCACTAGAAACCAAGATTTTGCTGAATACACATTGAACGCAGTACAAGAAAACATTGTGGCTGCTATCAAAGGTAATCCAAATGCAACAATAGAAGATATTGCAAAAAAGGCAGGTGTAAGCAAAAGTGTTGTAACAGACAGGTTGAATACTTTGTTAGATGATGGGGTTATTAAAGAAAAAATTAGCAGAGATGGTACAATTACAAGGTCAGTAACTAAAATTGGTGATTCGGCGATTAGGAAATTAACTCCTATCACTTCTTACAAGATTTTATATAGTTATGAGGAAAGGCCTAATGTACCGAAGCCATTATCACAGAGCAGACCATTGTGTCAAAAACTTTATGGTGGTAAGTTATATTTTACAAGAGAAGAAATACAAAATATCAGCGACCAATTAGGGTATTCTGTGTTTCAATTATGCGGTGGATGGTACACAAACCCAGATACAGGTGTAACAACTCCATATTGCAGACACGAATGGAAACGAAATGTTGTAATTGAAAAAACTTCACGATGAGTGCAAATATTTTAATGATTAGTGAGCAATCTTTTAAAGATTTTACGATTGCTTCAAATAATATAGACCTTAAAAATCTTACGCAAATTATCAAAATGACACAGGATAGATTTATACATCCTTTGGTTGGTAGTGCGTTATACAATAAGATATTAGATTTAATTAGCACAGGCGATATTACTTTGGTTGGTAACGCTAAATACAAAACTTTATTGGATAGTTATTTGACTGACACATTGTTCAACTATGTATTAGGCGAGTTGCCAATGGCTATGCAATATAAATTTGTGAACAAAGGTGTTTTAAAGAAAACAAGTGAGAATAGTGAGCAACCTACATTTGCTGAATTACAAAGTATTAGCAAATATTATCAAGGTTACGCAGAATGGTATGCTGAACGAACAATTAATTATCTTACTGCGAATAGTGAAACATATCCTGAATACTTAAATCCAGGAAGTGATATAACTGCAATATGGCCAATCAGCAATCAATATAGGGTGGCTATCAATTTAGGTAATGGAGAGTTAGAGGACACACGACCATATAGCGAAAGGTATCAAGGTAATCGTTATAAAAAACCATATTAGAAATGGCATATACCAAAAATGAAAAAAAACTAAAAGATTATTTAAAAAAGAAAGATGAGTTTAAGCAACCTGATAGCAAAAATAAAAGCAATACAACAAAGCCATCCAATGCTAAAAACATTCGGAGAGGGTGATATCTATGACTACGTTGATAATGGCGGTGAAATAGAATATCCTGTATTATGGGTTGTTACTCAACCATCTAGTTATGTAACAGGCACAATGCGTTACAGATTATTATTAGTATTCGCAGACCTGTTAGCAGAAGATAAATCCAATAGGCTACAATTACAAAGCGACCAATTACAAGTTGCTATTGATGTTATATCTAAATTAAAATTAGATAACACATACGGCTTCAATGTAAATCAAAATATAAATATAGAGTTCTTTCAAGAAAGGTTTGATGATTTTACGGCAGGTGTTTCTGCTAGTGTTGAAATCATAGACCCTACCCCTTTAAATTTATGTCAATTCCCAACTTAATAATACCACAATGACAATGTTTGAACGAGATGAATTAGGAGTGCCATCAACACTAGGTGCGATTTTCTTTAATGCTATGCAACTGATGGGAGTTGAATTAGTGAATATAGTTTTCACTTGGATAATTTCAATTCTATCTATCGTGTATTTAGTGTATAAAATTAAAAACGAAAAGCAAAATTATGATAGACGAAAAAACAATAGACAGGATAGCACTGATGCATCCTAAACTTCGTGAAGAAGTTAGAGATATTTATTTTCAAATATCAGCAGCATTAACAGGTAAAGCATTTTGTAGATTTTCTCATACGTTGAGGACATTTGCAGAACAGGATTCTTTATTTGCACAGGGTAGAACAACCAAAGGCAAAATTGTAACTAATGCAAAAGGTGGCATGAGTTATCATAATTACGGATTGGCACTTGATATTGTTTTGATTGATGGTAAAAATGCTAGTTGGGAAACTAAAAAAGATTTTGATGGAGATGGTAAACCTGATTGGATTGAAGTAGTTACTATTTTCAAACAATATGGTTGGACTTGGGGTGGCGATTGGAAATTTGTTGATGCTCCACATTTTGAAAAAACATTTGGATATAGTGTTAGAACCCTGTTAGATATGTATAATAAGGGTAAAGTTGATAAAAATAACTATGTATTGATATGAAAATAAAAAACTACAAGGAATGGAAAACAACATTACTAGGGATGATAATTATAGTCGCTTCTATAACGAGTGTATTCATCAAGGAAATACAATGGTCGGATGCTTCGTTTGGTATAGCAGTTGGTCTAGTTCTGGTTTTCAGTCCTGATACGATTATCACTAGCCTTAAAAAGTTTATGAAATGAAAAAATGGTGGAAAGAGTTTTGTTATTTATACGACAAATGTCAGCAATATCAATCATTCGGGAAAATATGAGATACCTGTTAATACTTTTATTGTTTGTTAGTTGTGCTTCTGAAAAAAAAATAGCAAAGATATGTGCTGAAAAATATCCTGTGAAGGATAGCACTATCATTATTGAAAAGATTGATACAACCTATGAATATATCAAAGGCGATAGCATTAAAGTTCCATTCTATATAAAAGGAGATATAGTTTATAAGGACACAATCTGTCCACCTATCAAAGTACCAAAGATTACAAAATCAAAAGAGAAAATTGTGTATCAAGAAAATACAGCGAAAAGTGCATTATTTGACTTACAAATGAAAGATATGAGTCAAAAATTGGCAAAAGTGAATGCTGATAATAAGAAATTACAAGAAACTATAAAAAACAGAACAAATCAAAGGAACACATTACTAATAATTTTAGTAATAATTATTTTATTATGGGTCTTAAAGATTACGCTTAAAAGATGGTTATTAATAAACTAGGTAACAATATCACGAAAATTGATGTTAGAACAAAAGATGTAACACTACTTCTATTATCAGATGTACACTTTGATAGCAAAAGTTGTGAAAGGGAACTACTAAAAAGCACACTTGACAAAGCACTTGAAAAAAATGCTATCATTCTAGTTAATGGCGATTTCTTTGATATGATGCAAAGTAAAAGCGACAGAAGGCATATGAAGGGTGCTATAAGAAAGGAATATCTAGGAGATAACTATTTTGACCTTGTAATTGAAGATGCCTACGAATTCTTGAAGCCATACGCTAAAAACATATTAGTAATGGCAGATGGCAACCACGAAACTGCTATCACAAAGAACTATGAAACAAATCCACTTGAAAGATTATGTTATATGTTACGCAAAGAAGGTGGCAGTAACACACAACACACAGGCTATCAAGGTTGGGTAGTAATATCATTCAATATATCAGGTTGTGCCGCTTCTTTTTATATTAAAATGCATCATGGTAGCGGTGGTAATGCTAGGGTTACAAAAGGTATTATTGAACATAACAGGATGAGTACATATGTTGAGGGTGCTGATTTAATATGGTTAGGACACACACATACACAATATTGCGTTCATTCTACGATAGAAAAGATAACTAGCAGTAACGTATATGATGTAAATTTGCATAAGGTATACCATATCCGTACAGGTTGTTGGAAACAAGGATATAAGGCAAATGGATGGGAAGTTGAAAAAGGATTTAACCCATCGGAAATTGGTGGATATTGGGTTGAATTATCACATAGTAGGGTAACAATAGATGGCAAAAGAAAAACTGAAATACAAACAAAAGTATATTCAACGTAGTATGTGGCTAGAAATTGAGGTCTTATTAAAAGACAGAACAATTAATTGGCAGGAATTAGGCTTTGACATCCAATACGATTTCGCTAGAAGGATGATAAGGCTTGATGAGATATACTATTTACAAGAATTGTTACCTGATATACAAATTCTAACATTACAAGATAATTCTGCGATATACATTCGTGGCGATTATGAATCATTACGGGATAAGATTTTACACTTACAAAATGATATGGATGAGGACGACTGTTGAACGAATATATGCTCAACAGGGCAGCATTTAACCCCCCATAAAAACCACCTAAAAACCCCCCAAAATAGCCTAAAAACAGGCTAAAACCAGCCAAAATTGGTCATATAACTGATTGATAACCAATAAGTTATATTTATACCTTAAATTTATTTTGGTATATTAAATAAATATATTAATATTGTCATAGTTCTTTGAAATACGGATTCGGGTTGTGGCCACCATAACCAATTGACAATTCACCCAATCAGTTGTAAAAACTCAGTATAAGTGAAGTACCTAATTAAAGCGAATCCCATCCAGTCAATTCTATCGCTACTAGCCTAATCATCATCAACAGGGCAAGAAGCCACTACACAAAATGAAATAAGAACAGGGCAATAGAAAACTTGAATAGGACAGGTAACACATTCTCAGTCTAGCGATATACAATGAATCGTAGAACCACAGGGACGATAACCAAGAAACTGCTACGAATAAACAATTTAGTTGTATAACCACACAATGGAACACTTTGGTAAGTTAATCCATCAATGCAAGTGGTATGGGTGTGCGAAGGTCGGACAATGGTAATCCTTCAATGGAAGTTGTTCATAACAGGTTTGGTGATGTGCCGCAGGCGGCCTGAATGTTCAAGTCATTCCATCATCGCTAAAAGTGGAGTCACCACTATAATCTCTGAAAAAACAAAATGGAAACTTTAAAAATCCAAACAATCAACACAATTTCAAGTAAAATTAACCTTTTACTTACACGAGTTCAAAATTCAACAGGTTCGTTACACACAAAAGATGATGTGCGTACCTTATTAACGAATTTAGAAAACGAATTGTATGATGAATTAGGGCAAGTATTTGACAACGCACCTGTCGTTGAAAACTTTACCGACCAACGATTCACACTTGAAGAAGTGATGAATGTTTTAGAAAACATTGATTATTCCGATTACACGAAACCCGATTTAGATTCAGCAGAATTTGAATTGAGTTATCGCAATCAAGTTGAATTAACTTCATGTGATGTTGAATTTGACCACGAAGATTTCTATAATGAAATTGAAAGAGGGTTAGATGAAATGCTTAAAGAAAAACAAAGGGAAGCACAACCAACAGAAGAAGAAACAATAACAATAATTGACTAATCAAAAAATCAAATCAAATGGGAACACACATTACAATCGCAGAATTTTTAATCATCAGTTTAGTTAGCATCCTATCTTGGGTGCTAATTAAAACTATTTACCAACATTTTAAAAACTAAATTATGTATTTAATTGAATTAACAAAACGAATCAAGACATTCAAGTCAGAAGGTGGCTATGATGTATCACACAGGTCAAACCAATGCGTTCATAGAACAGAAGATTATAAGAACGGAAGGGAAGTATTACTTCAACTATTACAATCAGAAATTGAACATCAATCGCTGATTGATTTTTCAGCATTGAGTACAATGGTTGAAATGTATGCTTATGATGAAGTAACAAAAGAAAAAAGGTTAATCAAATCAATTTCATTACAAAACTTTTAAATCAATTTTATGAGCAAAGACAGAAGGCTAGAAAAGATAAGTGTATCAACTTATCCTGCTGAACAATTATCATTCAACGAATGGTGTAAAGCATTAAATGTTTCATCACGATATATCAACAAGAAATTGTATGATATGTACCATCGTACAGAAGCAGAAAACAATGTATTGTCTAAATTCTTAAAACCTAAAAAATGAGTAAGAAACATTATGTATGGGCAGCACAATCAGTGATTGATGAATGCCGCTTCAATGAACTAGCCGACTTCCAATCTGCTAGTTGTTACATTCACTATGTAACATTCTTTAAAATCTTCGGTACTAAATTTAATCAAACCACATTTGACAACTACATTGTCAATAAACTTTTCAATTAAACCATAAAGGGTGCAGCATCTTACACTGCGTATTGTTATGAAAAAGAAAGCAGACCAAATCCTAGAACAAGCATTCAGCGGTCTTAAATTACAAGATGATGCTAATGCAGAACGAGTGGCTAGTTTACTTGACCAATTCGGTTTACGATGGACTGTCAGTAAGCAACCACTATTTTTACAAGATGGTACAGAAACTCCATTCGTTGGAGTGGTGAGGGATGATACCCAAACCGTATTCACAACCTGTAAAGATAGTTATGTGCCATACCAAAATAGCGAACTAGCAGAATTGCTAATCCGTATCGCTGACAAGGGTGGCTACAAGATTCATGGCGGGGGTATGTTCAAGGGTGGTGCGAAAGTATACGCACAACTTGAAAGCGGTAACATTATCAAAAGCATCGGTAAGAATAAAGATAAGGTCGTTGGTTATACGACTGGCATCAATTCACACGATGGCACACGAGCATTACGTTGGGGTGCGACTAATATAACTATCAGTTGCCAAAACACATTCAACGCTGCTAGTAAAGAGTTATCCAATAGCATTCGCCATACGAATAACCTACATTCAAAAGTTGATGAGTACCTAAAAGAAATCGGGTTCGCTATTGAACAGGAGAAATCAATATTTGAAAGATTTATCAAACTATCAGAAATACCTGTTAAGCAAACACATATTGCCAAAATTGTGCAGAATGTTACAGGTGTTGATATTATGATGGATGAATACGAAGCCGAAGGTAAGTATAGTGGTTATAATATCAATCGTTCCAAAGAATTGTTGGAATGTGTCGCAGTAGAAATGGAACAGAAGGGAGAAACAATGTGGGGATTATTTAGTGGTGTTACCAATTATACAACTCACAAGATGCCTGTACCGAAGCGTGAAGGGGCAAGGCTTGAAAGTAAGTATATCGGTAAGGCTACTAAAATTGATAACCGAGTGCTATCACTTATCAATTCACTCAACAAAAATTAATCACATAGGGGGGCGAACAACCCCCCTTTAAATTTCTATTATGCAAACATTCACAATCAACAATGCTACAATTGATTTCCGTTTCATTGATGATAATCATTTTATTATTATTGTTGCTGATTCAAAATTAATTGGTAATTTTACAATTATGTTTAATGAGCAACAATTCTTGGACTTCTTAAAGGTTCACGATATTGTTGAGGTTCAAGATAGTGTTATTCTGTGGGATGAATATGTTGAGGATGATGAAGGAATAACGCATATGAACACTCATGGCATTAAAGTCAATGATTATATCAATAACTATATCAGCCGAGATGTTATTGAAAGTATAACAATCAAGGCTCTTGAAACCTTTGTAAACAATTTAAAACCATAATCAAATGCAAAAAGCACAAGTAGACAAACCAATCAAACAATCTTTGCTCAAATCATTAGCCGAATTTCAGTATGAATGCCCTATTATCCATAAGGACACTAGCGGATTCAACTACACTTACGCTGATTTACCAAAGATTATCGGTACAATTATGCCTATCATGAAGAAGCATAAACTATGTTTCTCTCAACCACTTGAAGGAACACAACTCCGCACGATTATCTATCACACAGAAACAGGCGAATCCATTGAATCTATTACTGACATCCCTATCATTGAACTAGCCAAGATGAATGTATATCAATCATTCGGTAGCGGTATAACATACTTCCGCAGATATGCCCTGTCTAGTATACTAGGATTAGTAACTGATAAGGATATAGATGCCGCAGGTGAGCAAGTGAAGGTCGTTGAAAAGCCAAAGACAAAATTCCAAGAGATATTTGAAATACCAACTATGAATGATGTGGCTATGCTTAAATTAGTTGCACGATTCAATGGTGGCGAAACAGATGTATTTGAAAAGGCCAAAGGACACTTCGTATTTCGTGAAAAAGATTTATCAACCATAAAATCCCTACAAGATGATAGAAACGTATAGTCAAGAATGGTTCAAAACCCGACTTGGAAAAATAACAAGCAGCACAATTTGGAATCTTATTGTTGAACCAAAGGAGAAAGCCAAAAAGGATAATGGCGATTTATCTAGTACAACAAAAGATTACCTTATGGGTAAACTAGCAGAGAAATTAACAGGTGTGTATCGTGATTTCAAAAGCGATGCCACAACTCATGGACTAGAATTAGAAGCAGAAGCCTTACAATTCTATATGAAAAAGACAGGCAACATTGTAACTGACTGCGGTTACATTGAATGTATTGAGGGATTGTATGGTGGAACTCCCGATGGGTTCGTTAATGATGATGGTATCATTCAAGTTAAATGCCCATACAACTATCAAAACCATATTCACTATGGACTAGTCAATGATGTTGAGTTCTTTAAAGCAAAGTATCGTGAATACTATTGGCAATGCCAAAGTGATATGCTAGTTAGTAACAGGCAGTATTGTGATTTCGTTTCGTATTGTAAAGAAATGCCAGAAGGGTTGCAGATGTTTACGCTTCGTATTCCAATCAATATGGAAGATTGCGAGTTGCTACTATCCAAGATAGACAAGGCAGGTAAATATTTAAATAACCTATATGACTTACTTAATGATAAATGGAACAAGTAAATAATGTTTTGAAATACATAAAGTTATATACTAACTGCTCTGACCATACTTTGAAACGTATTAAAGTTTTGCTTGACAACATGATAGTAACTCGTGAGGTTGTTAAGGTGGTTCGTGAAACAAAAGAAGTTTATATCCACAAGAAAAAAAGTGCAATAGGTTTAAAGAAGTGGGCAGAGCAGTATATGTTACAGAATAATATAACATACAAAGAACTAGCAGAAAAAAATAGAAAGCGTGATGTTATAACTATGCGTAACAAATTTTGTGTAGAAGCCTATAAAGAAGGTTATGGGGCAAGTGAAATAGGCAGGTATTTAAAACGTGACCATACTACCATTTTACATTGTATTCATAAAATCAAAAGGATAAACAAATGAAACTATTATCAATTCTGTATTTCTTATTAATTAGTATACCTGTATTTATATGCGTATATCTAACATTAGAATTCTATTTCTTAATCAAATCAATTTTAAAAAAATGAAAAAACCAATCAATCAAAAAACAGAAGTATTGTATTCATTACTTCAAGGAGAGCAAACAACTATGAGCATAGTTAAGTTAGGAGTATGTAACCCAACATCAGCGATAACACATTTACGTAAAGCAGGTGTGAATATCGTTTGTGATAATCAGCCACACAAAAATAAGTTCGGCAGAATGATTAAGTTCGGTAAGTTCAATGTCCTCAACAAAAGGGAAGCGGTAAAGATTTATAACAATTTAACAAAGTAGATTATGATATGTATTGAACGTGATGTGTTTTATGAAAAAGAATTAACGGCAGCAGCGAAACTATTTTATGGATGGTTGAAGGAAAACAACAATAACCTAGAAAAGAATAACAACTTTTATGCCCTAGAATTTGATGTTAGTACTATGACAATCAATAATTGGTTATTCGCATTAGAAAAGCACAAGTTGATTAAGATTCATTATTACAAAAAAGAAAGGAAGATTTATTTATTAAACTAAACAAATCCAAGCACGAGGCACCTAATCAGGTGCTTTCGTGTTTTGGTAACTATCTGTATGAAATCAAACTCTTATTATTTTAGCCACGATTATAATGCGGCTAACGATGTGAAGGTGTTATTCCTTCGCCAACAATTAGGTATGGAAGGTTATGGTATCTATTGGTATTTAGTTGAGGCACTGGCATTGAGTGGTGGAGTATTGCCTTTGAATATTACCCCTGTCCTCGCTATGCAGATGCAAGTAACAGAAGCCAAAGTTGATTGCGTTATTCGGCAGTTCAATTTGTTTGTCATACAGGATGAAACATTTTTCAGCATCCGTTTGGCAGAACATTTGAAACTTCGTAAGACACTATCTGACAAAGGTAAGGAAGGGGCAAATCGTAGATGGGGTAATGGGGTGGCTAGTAGGGGTGCTAATGCAAAGGAAATAAAGGAAACAAATGAAATAAAGGGATTTGTGACCAAAATAAGCATATAAGGTATAAATCGGTTTATATGCCGTTTTTAGCCGCATATAGCCATTTTAACCCCTTAACCTAGCCCAAACCCTTATTTTAGGCCAAAACCCCCTAAAAACGACCTAAAATGACCTTAAAACAGACCTACCCCCCCCCAATTTTAGCCAAAACAGGCAAACCATATAACAGGGTAACCCCTATTAAATAACCATAAAAAACAGGCCAATGTACGAAACAAAAGCACCGCCGAATGATATATCGGTGGAAAAAAGTATTCTAGGTGTTTTACTTATAGAACCTAGATGTATTCCCGATGTTGTAAACAAGTTATCAGTAGATTTCTTTTACAATCAGCACCATCAAATTATTTATACTACTATCGTACACTTATACGATAAAACAATCGCAGTTGATTTAGTGACAGTCGTTAATCACTTAACACAAACAAATCAAATAGAACAGATTGGGGGTGCGTATGCTATTGTTAAACTAACTAATGATGTAGTAAGTGCTGCTCACATACAAGATTGGGTTGTTATATTACAACATCTGTACTTACAACGACAGGGTATATTGATAGGCCATACACTTATCAACAATTCCTATACAACCACAGAGATTAGCAACATATTAAATAGTGCAAGTAATGAAATTATCAATGCTCAACAGAAAGTATACAAGTCCACAGAACTAAATATGTTTCACTATCTGTTTGAGTTAGCCAAACAACGAGGGCAGATATTTGAGAATGGGCAGATAGGTATAGACACAGGATGGCCGAGTTTGAATAGGATAGTCAGCGGATGGGTTAATCCTGACCTTATCATACTTGCCGCTAGACCAGCACAGGGTAAAACTGCCTTCATGCTAAATACGATACTGAATGTATTACAACAGGACAAGGCCGTAGGGGTATTTAGTTTAGAAATGAGTGGAACGCAGTTAGTCAATAGGTTGTTAAGTTTAGTAACCAAGATTAAGCACCACAATCTACGACACAATATTATCACAGAACACGAGCAATCTATTATCAATAAAACAGAAAGCCAAATGCTTAAATATCCATTATATATTGATGATAGTCCTAGCCTTAACATTCGTGAGTTGCGTAGTAAAGCGACCATTATGAAACGTAAGTACAACATACAATTACTATGTATAGATTATCTGCAACTTATGAGCGGAGTTGATAGGAAAGGAAACAGGGAAAGTGAGATAGCAGAAATCAGTAGGGGTTGTAAAATACTTGCCAAGGAACTAGACATACCTGTTATTGCCTTATCACAATTAAGTAGGGCAGTTGAAAACAGGCCTGACAAGTTACCACAACTATCCGACCTGCGTGAAAGTGGTGGGATTGAACAGGATGCTGATAGTGTTATATTCTTGATGCGGCCGGAAACATATAACATACCCGAGATTGAAATAAGTGGGAACACTATACCAAGCAACGGACTATGCGTTGTTAAGGTAGCCAAGAACAGACATGGCAGTCTTAAAAATATTCCGTTCCGTTTCATAGGCGAGTTAATGAAGTTTGAGGAATATGAAAATCCTTTTTAAAAATTATTAGGTAATAACAAAAATTTGTTTTTACTTTTGTATTGTGTTAGAAAAAGATATACATATAATGGTTTGCAATTACATTAGAACCAAGTACCCGAATGCTATATTCCGTAGTGATTTCGCTAGTGGTATGAGAATGAGTATAGGTATGGCCAAGAGGCACAAGGCATTACAATCTTCACGAGCATTCCCTGATATATTTATCGCAGAACCACGAGGCCAATACTATGGTATGTTCATAGAATTAAAGACAGAGGATAACGTAGTATTCAAAAAGGATGGGACATTAAGACAGAACGAACATCATAAAGAACAAGCAGTTATGCTAACAAAATTATATGTCAGAGGATATAAAGCCGTATTCGGTCAAGGCTATCAAGATACAATAAAAAAGATTGACGAATACTTTGAAAGCGATTAAATGGTTATACGACAATGAGTTTGAACTAGCCTTCAAAAATATAGGTCGTGACCTGTGGGAAGATTTGCGTCAAGAGGTGGCATTGATTGTACTTGAATATGACAAGGATAAGATAAAAGATTTAGAGGAAAAAGGGAAACAGGTATTTAAGTTTTGGATTGTAAGGATTTGTTGTAATCAACTTCATAGTAAGTATGGTAAGATGTGGAGATTGTATAATCAGTTGTTACCTGTTGAGGATATAGTTAAGTTCGTGCGTGAGGAAGATGAAACATTTGATGACCAACCACTAATCAATTCTATTGAACGCAGGATAGAACAACTATATTGGTACGACAAAGAAATACTAAAAATGTATATAGAACTAGGAAGCGTAAGGAAAGTATCAGCCGTAACAGGCATTCCACATACATCAATATTCATAACAATTAAAAACATACGCAAATGTATCAAGCAATCACTTGTTTAACAGGTGGGATATTCCTACCAATGATATGGTTGTATATATTCAAAGCACCATATTACTTCAATAAATGGACAGGGTTGAAAATGGATAAGCCATTGAGTTGCGGCTTCTGTCTAGCATTTTGGATTACATTTTTTTCTTTATGGTTGAAAACAAACTTTATAGATGCTATATTTATAGGTAGTATAGCGCCCTTTATGTATCTTTACGTAGAGGATTTAATAACTAATAAATGGGAATTATGATAAACGAAATTGACAAAGAAATGTTTGAAAGACATTATCCTTTATATGAAATGTGGAAAAAGCATCAGTTCGTTAAGAACTATGAAAAAGATGTTTACTCAAATCTAATTTACTTATACACTAAATATGTAAGCGATAAGCATAACTTTTCGCATTGGTGTAGCAGTTGTCGTGCAGAATTAGTGAATCACCTGTATAATTGGTACGTATCACAGAATGTACCATTACCTGTACAAGATGATGTACAAGTTGATGTACCACTAGAATCAGCACCCGACATAGAATATGTAGCAGTTGAACAACCAAAGAAAAAAAGAAAACCTAAACAATAATCAAATCAAAACCAAATGGAACAAACCAAATCAAAAAAAATCCGTCTAGGTAGCGGAAAGAAAAGAAACCCGACATGGCTAACTGCTTCAATATGCCTATCGGAAGCACACAAACACGCATATCATTATGAAGGTAAGGATTATGTTAGTATCAATATTAACATAGCAGATGCCCCCAACGATTATGGCAAAGATGTGTCAATCACATTGAATGATTACAAGAAAGCCACAAACGAAACAACTGACTTACCTTTTTAATGAAAAACCACACAAAAGTATATCTTAATCATTTCGGTTATGGTATAGAGGACTTTATCCCTTGTGAGTTATGCGGTAGTAGAGCAGTTGATATTCACCACATAAACGCAAGGGGTATGGGTTCCTCAAAAGGCAAGGACACGATAGAAAACCTGATGGCATTGTGTAGGACTTGTCATATTGAATACGGCGATAAGAAGCATCATATAGAATATTTAATAGAAAGGCACAATGGCAAAATCAAAAAACGAAAGTAAGAAAATATCTTTTGGGAAAAGAAAAACAGGTAGAGCAAAGAAATCTTTTAATAAACATAGTCCAAGACCAAAAAGATACAGAGGTCAAGGGCGATAAAAACAATCACATGAGTCAAGAGTACAAACCCTTTGCACTTAACTTCAACAATGACAAGAAGGTAGTAAGTGTAACCCTGCCACAACAAGAGGCAATCTTTCAACTAGCGGAAGCATTCAGCAAATGGCTAACTGAAAATGGTATTGAAAACGTAGTAACAGAACAACCTATTTTAGAACCTCAATCCGAAGATTATGGCAACCCAGATGCACTTCCAGTACTTGAAGATAAATAAAGTACTACCGAACCCTGAAAATCCTAGGGTAATAAAAGACCATAAGTATAAAGCATTAGTGAAATCTATTAAGGACTTCCCAAAGATGCTTGAAATACGACCTATCGTTGTTAATACAGATATGGTTATTCTAGGGGGTAATATGCGTTTAAGGGCCTGTCAAGAAGCAGGACTTAAAGAAATACCTGTTATCGTTGCCAAAGATTTAACAGAGAGTGAACAGAGAGAATTTACCATCAAGGATAACGTATCATTCGGTGAATGGGATTGGGATGTGTTGGCTAATGATTGGGATGATAGCGAACTAAATGATTGGGGATTGGATGTATGGAAGAAGGCAGAAGAAATAGATTTATCTATCTTAAACGAGGATGATTTATCTAGCGACCTATCTGATATGACCAAGAACATTAAGAAAGCCATACAGATTGAGTTTGAACTAGAACACTATGAAGCGGCACAGGAATTGGTAAAGTGGTGGAGAGAACAGGGATTGTATATTGGTGGCTTCCTTATGGAAAAGTTGAAAGAAGAAAAGGAAAAGAATGTATAAGATTGCCATACCATCTTACAAAAGAGTTGATGTATTCGCTAGTAAAACACTAGCATACTTAAAGAAAACCAATATCAGCCTTGATAATGTTTATCTATTCGTGGCTAACGAACAGGAGAAGCAGGATTATTCTGTTCTAGGATTAAAGAACATAATCGTTGGAGTAGAAACTATCCGTAATCAAAGGAACTATATTAGGCATTACTTTCAAGATGGGGAGATGGTATTCAGTTTGGATGATGATATAGCAGGGATATATAAAGCCGTATCTGTCAAAGACCTAGTATTAGTTACAGAATTACACGAATTGATATTGAGGGGATTTGATTTATCCAAGAAGATAGGCACAAAGTTATGGGGTGTATCAGCAGTTAAGAATGGCTTATTCATGTTCAATAAGAAGCCGAGTGCTGATTTAAGATATATCGTTGGTGCTTGTTTTGGTCAAATCATAGACCATGACAACTTCCTGACACAGACAATAGATGATAAGGGAGATTATGAAAGGAGCATATTATATTACATCAAGTTCGGTAGTGTATTGAGATTCAACAACATAGCGATTGATACTAATTACTACAAGATGAAAGGTGGTATGCAGATAACACGAACAAAAGAAAGAGTGAAGGCTAGTGGATTATACCTATTAAATAAATTCCCTAATCATTGTCAAGTCAATAATATTAAAAAGAATAAAGAGTTTTTTGAAATCAAATTAAAACACAAGAAATGAAAAATCGTGGCATTATCCTAGAAGATAAGAAGATAGTATATTGGTATCTGCCCAAAACCTGTTGTACTACTTTGAAAACTTATTTCGCCAAAGAGTTAGGACTAACAATACCATACAAGAATGGTAACGAAATGGATATTCATGGACAGGACATTGGATTCAAATTCACAGAAGAAGTATTGCCCGATTATTACAACTTCGCTTATGTTCGTAATCCTTTTGACAGGGTTATGAGTTTGTATAGCCAAAAGATTTACAAGTCAATGGACAGAAAGGTATTCCCGAATGAAGATATATTCTATATCGGTATGCCATTCAAAGAGTTCCTACACGCTATCATAAACATTGAGGAAAAGGAAAGGCACTATTTACCACAATCACAAATGCTACAACAGGGCATTCATATTCATAAGATGGAAAATGATTTGTTCTTAAAGTTATTGAACCCATTGAATGTTAGTCAGTCAATTAATTTTTGGACTCCCGAAACAAAAGATATGGCATATGAATTCTATAAGCAGGACTTTATTAGATTTAACTACTATCCAAACAGACACTAATTATGAAACGCATTGATTTACAGAAGGTTGAACATACTACAAAGATAGGTTCACGATGTGAATACAGGGAACCGAATGTAGTTGATGATTGTATTTTATATGAGAATGGCGAACCGATAGGCTTCTATATTACCAAGATGCCAGAAAGGATGTGTAAACTTGCCGACATAGCGAATAGCGAATTCAATAGTAAGCGAGTACCGAAAACAAAACTTGATAGGTCGGATGTGTTGAAAGCACAGATAGAAAATCCAGGAATGACAAGGGAACAGGCAAGGAAGGTAGGCACAACACAGATGTCAGTTATATTAGGAAGCGTTCCACCGAAACCACAATTCATGCGTTACTATGGTACTATATCATCCGTTCATGGAGTTGAATCAGCACAGACATTCATTAAGGCGATGCTAATGTTAGCCAAAGAAAGCGAACAGGTTATCAAAGAATATATGCCGGAACAATATGCTAAACAAATGAAAATCTTTGAAGGAGTTGATGAGAAGTGGCGATTCGCTAATATGTTTACAAGTTCTATTTCAAATTATAATATATCAGCACCATTCCATCGTGATACAGGAAACATAGTTGGTGCGGTCAATGTAATTATATGTAAGAAACACAATGCCAAAGGTGGCGACTTACACGTTCCCGATTATAATGCCACATTCGGACAACAAGACAATTCAATGCTCGTTTACCCTGCGTGGAAGAATGTTCATGGAGTTACCCCTATCATCCCAACATACGAGGGGGGATATAGGAATAGTTTAATATTTTATCCACTCAAAGCATTTCTCAATAAAGAAGATGGACAAGAAAAGGCACATAGCGAAAACAATATCGTATAGAATAGTAAGCACATTAATAGGGTTTGTGATTATGTATATGGTTAGCGGTTCAATCAAGGTAGGAGCAACATTCAGCATTGCTGAAATACTATACAAGCCACTACAATATTACATTCACGAAAGGATATGGTATAAATATATTAAGTACGGATTAAAAAAATGAATATGATTTATTGGTTCTGCGGACAACCAGCATCAGGCAAAACAACATTAGCAAAAGCACTTATTGAAAAACTAGGCACAAAGCACGTGCATATTGACGGCGATAACCTTCGTGAAGTATTACAGAACTTTGATTACACTAGGGAAGGCAGGGAAA